AGTCAGGTGATGTTCAAGATATGTGCGGAGAAGATGTATCTTTCTGTCTAGATGCACAAGAGGCAGGTTTTGATATATGGGCAGATCCTCGCATTCGTGTAGGTCATGAGAAGACAAGGGTAATCTAATGGTCATCGCGTTCTTCTCGATTCTACTAATATTATTCATTATATTAGTAATAGTTACTTATTACAATCCACATGGTTAAATATGGCAGTTAGATCAACAACAGGTTCATGGGGTAGAGAGGTATATGTCTCTGTTCCAAAGAAAACAAAACAAGGATCATCTAAAAATACCAAATATTCCGCGACTTCTCGTAATGCACCGAAGAAGCGTTACCGAGGTCAAGGAAAGTAATGTTAAGCACCAAATATCGTGTTAGACTTACCGACATATGTTGTCGGATCATATCTGAAGATACCGTTACGATAGAAGAAAGGATGTGGATGAATAAATTATGTGAACATAACCCACAGGCAAAAGACCTTCGTAGTTCTTTACTTTGCCCTGATTTACTGGAGTATGATTAAATGTCTTGTCTTATTACCAACCTTCCATCTTATGAAGTATGGGTGCGAAAGGAATACTTAACAGACCATAAGAGTGGTCATGGTGAATTTGTCAAGGGAGTTTGGGTATCTGCTAAGTCAATACCTGGCCGTGCTTTTTACTTTGAAACATACTTACCTGAGTATGCTGCAATGTTTGATAAGTTGCCAATATCCGCGTTTCTCTCGGAACCTGAGATACCAGACCCAGATATGACTCTTCATAACTTACAATTCTGGAATTGTATGGATTATGGGGTTGTAGCAGTTCAAAAGCAGTTTATAGGGTCAATGCACTATGAAGTGTATACAAGAGACTTTGGAACGCAGACAGGAACCTATATTTGCACGTTAGATAACTATCACCAAGACGTAGATGCAATAGATTACTCAACGAGTGAGCAGCCAGCAGAGCATAAGTCTCATAATCTAATTGAATTAGATAATGGGCAGTTTGCATTGTATCCGAATAACCGAATGCGTATCTATGATAATAGCATTACACCCGAAGTTCCTAAGAATCCTGACTTTAAGGTATCAACAGTTTACTATCAGGTTGAAAATGGTCATGATCGTGATGGATTGGGTTCAGAAGAGAATTATTTCTGGAAAACAGCAAAAGAAAGGTCTGATTTTGATATAAATGTCGAAGCAGACCCTAATATTGGAACAGGAAATACTGCAATTGATGGTTTAGGCTAAAAACTAACAGATATAGTGTCTAAATAGAACAAATGTTCGTTTAGGCACTTTTTTTGTGTCTACTTGGAGGTTCCCATGTCAGAAAAAATGCTACGAGAGATCGCAAACGACTCTTTAACTCCTAAAAAGAGTGATAAGACGAGTTCTAGTGACTTATTTGAGCGTCTTCGTGAAGAAGATGAAGACGGTTTAGATTATGAGATCGAAAGTTACGAAGTTATCTCGGAATATCGTTAGAAAACCCTGATAAATAAAATATAGTACTATAAACTTCTAATGCCAGCTCAAAGAGTTAGTAAAAGTTTCAAAGATATCAGTATGTCATTCAAATTTAACCCTTTGAGTGGTGATTTGATTACTTTGAAGAATGAAAACGCAATAGCAAGAGCTGTGCGTAATATTGTATCGACTACACCTGGTGAAAAGTTGTTTGATCCTGATTTTGGGTCTAGTGTAAGTGAAATATTATTTGAAAATGTTGACGATATCGCTGCAGTATCAATTCAAGATGAAATTAGGTCTTCTTTAACAAATTATGAACCTAGAGTTGAATTAATTGATGTAGAAGTCGATCCTAACTTTGACGAGAATCAATTTGACGTATTAATTACATATAGAATCATTGGTGTTGATATACCTCCTTCACAATTAGAGTTTGCCTTGCTTCCATCACGATAAATGTCACTTTTAAACTTTACTAGTCTGGATTTTGACCAGATTAAAGACACACTTAAACAATATTTACAATCCAACTCGAATTTTACGGATTATGACTTCGAGGGATCGAATTTGTCAACAATTTTAGACGTTTTAGCATATAATACCTACATTACTTCATATAATGCCAATATGATCTCAAATGAGGTCTTTATTGACAGTGCAACCCTTAGAGAAAACGTTGTTGCACTTGCTAGAAACATCGGATATGTGCCAAGATCAAAAAAAGCGTCAACTGCAACAGTAAATTTCACTGTAGAACCAGGAATTACACCTCCACCAACAACAATTACCTTAAAAAAAGGCCCAGTTGCTGCTTCTAATGCATTTGGAGGTCAATCTTTTACTTTTGGTGTTACAAAAGACGTTACAAAACCTGTAATTGATGGAGTTGCGTCATTTTTAGACCTAGACATTAAAGAAGGCACTGTAGTTGATCAAAAATTCCCATATTCTACAAATAATATCAATCAAAGGTTCATTTTATCCAATGCAGGGATAGATTTAAGCACTTTAGAGGTCTATGTGAGACCATCTGCAACTTCTTCACTACTTTCGAGTTATACAAGACAAGATAGTCTGTTTGATGCGGTCACAGGAAGTTCAATAACCAAAGATTCACTCATTTATTATATACAAGAGATAGAAGATGAGCAATATGAGTTGATTTTTGGTGATGGAATCTTTGGAAAAGAGCTTTCAGATGGAAATATCGTTGAAGTTTCGTATATTTTGACAAACGGATCAGATGCAAATGGTATCAGTAACCTAAGTTTTGCTGGAAAATGCACTTATACTCGAAATGCAGTCGAAAACACCATAACTAGTGGTATTTCTATCGTAACTGCCAATATACCCTCTACTGGTGGAGACGAAATTGAGAGTGTTGACTCTGTTAAGAAGTTTGCACCGCAGATTTATAGCACTCAAAACCGTGCTTTGACCTCAAATGACTACGAAATCTTAATTCCTAACAAAATTTACCCAGAAACTGAGTCAATTTCTGTTTACGGTGGAGAAGAATTGGTTCCCCCACAGTATGGAAAGGTGTTTATTAGTATAAAACCACGAACTGGAGACTTTGTTCCAAATGCAATCAAAGAAAATATCAAAAGAGACCTCCGAAAATACTCTGTAGCAGGAATTGTGCCCGAAATTCTCGATCTCAAGTATCTCTACCTTGAGACTGAGAGTAAAGTTTACTACAATACGAGTCTTGCACCTAATCCATTAATGGTTTCATCGACAATTTTGAATAATATTAACAAATTAGCTGCTTCTGCGGAGTTAAATAAGTATGGAGCAAGGTTTAAATACAGTAAATTCCTCAAAGTTATTGATCAAAGTCACGAATCTATCACTTCTAACATCACAACAGTTGAAATGAGACGCGATCTAAGGTTAGCTATTGACCAATTTGCTGAATATGCCATTGATTTTGGTAATGAATTCCACATTTCATCCATGGATGGGTTCAATATTCGCTCTACTGCCTTTAGAGTCTTAGATATTGGTAGACCAGTTTACCTTTATGACCTTCCAAACACAGATAGAAACACTGGAAGTCTAGGATTATTCTCTTTAGATGCACCAGGTTCAACAACTCCACTAATTGAGAGATCAAATGTGGGTGTTGTGAACTATAAAACAGGTAGAATCACACTTAACCCCATTAATATTGTCTCAGGTAAGACAAAAGACGCTCAACAAATCATGGAAATTTCTGTTGTTCCTCACTCAAATGACGTAATTGGATTACAGGATCTTTATTTGCAACTAGATACTAGTAATGTAGAGATGGTTGTCGATGAAATTGCGTCAGGTGCAGATCCATCTGGATCAACATATACAGTTACATCAAGTTATACAGAAAGAAAGATAGTAAGATAACACATGACCGAAAAAAGAGTTCAAATTAATAAGGTTGTCAAAGACCAACTCCCCTCATATGTGAGAGATGACAACCCTTTAGTTGGTGAATTTTTAAGTGCGTACTATCAAGGGCAAGAATATCAAGGTGGCCCAATTGATATAATCAATAATTTAGACTCTTACATACAATTAAACAAATCTGGTAGCATTGTTGGATTTACAACTCTTTCAAGTGCTGTTGGTCAGTTTGATCAAACTATATTTGTCAAGGATACTACTGGATTTCCTGATAATTATGGTTTACTAAAAATAGATGATGAGATAATAACATACACTGGTATAGGAACAACTGCTTTTACAGGGTGTATTCGTGGTTTTGCTGGTATTACATCGTTCAGCAACCCAGATGCACCAGAGGATTTTGTATTTTCGACATCTAAGGCAGCAGCTCACGCAGTTGGTGTAGGAACGAGTGGTGGCCAAGTCAATAATTTAAGTGCATTATTTTTACAAGAATTTTTAAAGAAGTCTAAAAAGCAATTTTTACCAGGTTTTCAAAAAGATTTAAACCCAAAATTAAATCAAGCACAATTTATTCGCCATTCAAAAGACTTTTATAACTCAAGAGGAACCGACGAATCATTTAAATTACTGTTTAAATCATTATACAATGAAGAAGTAGATATAGTTAGACCTGCTGACTATGTGATTGCACCATCAGATGCTAATTTTAGAAAAACTCGTGACATTATAGTTGAAGCGATACAAGGTGATCCCATGGATCTTGAGAATAAAACACTCTTTCAAGATCCTGTAGAGAATCTATCCAGAGCATATGGCCCTGTTTCAATGGTTGAGAGAGTTAGAGTTGGTCTTTTAACGGAAACATATTATAAAGTTAGTATTGATGCGTCTTTTGGAACAGGTAGTTCTGATGAATTACTCTATGGTAATTTTTCTATTCACGCAAATTCTAAAAATGTTGGTGAAGTTGGAGCAGCACAAACTTACATAGATGTTGACTCAACCATAGGTTTCCCTGATAGTGGATCACTCACATTTAAATATAAAAATGGAACTACTGGAATTTGCACATATTCAGGAACTAATGTTACTCAGTTTTTAGGTATTAGCACAACTGGTATAACAACCACAATTAAGGATGCTACAGCGATTAAACAGAATTCATATGTTTATGCCCTTGGGCAAGCAAACAGCACCGCAGGGGTCACTACAGACGGCATACGTTGCAGAATAACAGGTGTATTAAGTGGTGTTGAATTACCTGATACTTTTTATCAAAGACAGGGTGCAAAAATAAAATTAAAGTCTTTAGGAAAGATAGCAAAAGTAACTGATTTTAAATCAAATAACTGGGTATTCAACGTTCAACCAAAGTATAATATTGATACTATTACATTACAAGATTCATCCAATAATACCTATGAAGTTACAACAAAAGATTTTCACAGAATAAGATTAAATGACAACGTAACAGTTCAAACAAATAATGCTACATTAGATGGCACTTATGCAGTAACTGATGTTTTAAGTAACGTAAAAGTTAGAATTAGAGGATCTGCAATAAGTGATCTTACAGCAGTAATTGCTATAACAAAAACTCTTTCAAAGCCAAACTCTGATGGATCTGGTGGTGGTGTAAACTATGGTTCTGGTGCAGATGATAATCATTCACATCTAAACAATTATACAGCAAACGTTCAAAACGTTTACATGCAGGAAGTTGGATATGCACATACACTTTCTAAACTTAAAAATTTAGTTGCATCTAACTCTTTACCAACTTATGGTAGTGACCATAAGATAAATCCAAATACACAAAAAATTACTTTATCAGGAACTTTTCTTGGTGGTCAAACTATTATTGGAATAGCAACTGATGCAGCAAACGCTGCTTTACCAAAAGACCATAACTTCTTTAGTGGAGATGCAATTTACTATACACCACAGAAAGCTGATAATGGAACAATATCTAGTTTCTTATTTGCAGAGGGATTGTATTTTATAGAAAGAGTAAATCAATTTGATATAAGATTAGCAAAATCTAGATCAAACTTATATGATGGCAATTATGTAAAGGTATCTGAGTCTACTGTTACCACTGAAATAACAAATAATACTTTTGAGAAATATGAATTTCATAATAAACAAATTCTACCTCAAGAATTGTTTAGAGAGATTGATATGCCAGTTTATGATGGTAAAAAATATAAAACAAGAATTGGATATAATGGTATTTTAATTAATGGTGTTGAAATACTAAGTTATAAGTCTCAAGAACTTTGTTACTATGGAGATATCAAGTCTATAGACGTTACAGGTGGTGGAAGAAAATATGATGTTATAAATCCACCCCAATTAGCAATTAATGATGCTACAGGTATTGGTGCTACTGGATATGTGGCAACTAGAGGTAGTCTACAGGAGATAAGAGTTCAAGACCCAGGCTTTGATTACGTTGACATTCCTAAAGTAACAATAAGTGGTGGAAATGGAACTGGTGCTGTCGCTGAGTGTAAGATGGTCACAGTTCCACACCAAGTTGTATTTAATGCTGGTGCTGGATCTCAAACTGTTGCAATAACAACTCATGATGATTATAATGTTGGATTTTTAACATATCATAAATTTAGAAATTATGAGCAGGTTGTATATGATACTTTTGGAGAAAAGGCGTTAGCTGGATTAAGTACTGGTGCGGTATACTATGTTAACACTGAAAATGTTGCGGGTTTAACCACAATATCAAGTTTTGTGGGATATGCAGGAACAACATGGTATCCAGAAAAAACAATTAGACTTCATAGAAATTTAGATGAAGCTGTTGCTGGTATTAATACCATAGCGTTCACTGCTGCTGGTGAAGGAAACCATCAATTTAAATCTTTTTATGGAAAATCTCAAGTTGGTAGTATAAATGTATTAGATTCGGGTGAGGGATATGAAAATAAACTTAAAACATGTGAACCAACTGGAATCAATACTGCTCTTGATAGAATCACTATTAATAATCATGATTATAAGACAGGTGAGATTGTAACCTATACTGCTGATTCTAATGGAACTGCTGTTGAGGGTCTCTCAAGTGATAAGAAATATTATGTTTTTGTAATAGATGAAAATACATTTAAATTATCAAATGTTGGTGTAGGAACAACTGCAAAAGATTTTTATTTTAGAACAAAACAATATGAAAACTTTAGATCAATTGGTGTTGGAACTCATAGTTTTAATTACGACCCAATTGTTGTAAAAGTAGAAGGAATAGTTGGTATAAGTTCCATAGAGGGAGCAAATTTCCAATGTGTTCCACAACCATTGTTTAGAGGTGAAGTTACTTCAGTTCATTTAACACATGGTGGTGTTGGATATGGTGCTTCTGAGATTCTTAACTTTAATAGACAACCTAGAATTGATCTATACACTGGTGTAAGTGGTGAGTTGTTACCTGTTGTGGCCAATGGTCAAATTATTGACGTAGCAATTAATAATAGAGGTCTATCATATAATACACCTCCTAGTATTTCAGTCACAGGTATTGGAACTGGTGCGGAGTTAGTTCCAGAAATAGTAGACGGTCAAATTAGATCAGTTAAGATAATTAAGGGTGGTATCGGTTATGGTGCTTCTACAACATCATTAAATGTTGAATCGTCAGGTGAGTTTGCTATATTTAACGTTAAATTAAAAACATGGCAAGTTAATGAGGTTAGAAAAAACTTTACAAATATAGACAACTCTGATACTTTCATAGAAAAACCAACACAACTTGGTCGTGAATTGCAATTATCTCATGCATACGCACCAAGAGGTTTAAGAAAAATTGTATATCAAAATAATTCAGATGGTGATCCCTTATATGGTGCTAGAGATTTAACCTTATTAAATGGAGAAACTGAAGAAAATAAAACACAACACTCACCAATTATTGGTTGGGCATACGATGGATTACCAATTTATGGCCCATATGGATACGAAAAGAGCACTGGTGGGTCAATAACTCAACTTAATTCTGGATATTCTATTGATTTGAAAACTAATAGACCACCAACTAGCGTTTTCCCACAAGAGTTCTTTATTGAAGATTTTACATGGAATAGTAATACTGATGAAAGTTATCTTGATGAGAATAATGGAAGATTTGGTATAACTCCAGAGTATCCTAATGGAATCTATGCATACTTTGCAACTCTTGAAACTTCATTAACTGATGATGCTAATGATCCATTTGATAATTTCAAAAAACCAAAATTCCCATATTTGTTAGGTGAAAACTTCTGGGCTCAACCAAATGAGTTTAATTTTCTATCAAAGAGTAATCAAGATGAAATTAATCTTAACAAAACTAGTTGGGTAAGAAATACAGAACCATATGAATTACTTCAAGATGATAGTTCATATGATTATGTTAGTCAATCTTATAAGTATGTGACTCAAGAGGGAACTATTGTTTATGCATCTGAGGGTGCTGTAGATAAAGTTGGAATCGTTACTGGTGGATCCTCATATCAAGTTAATGATAAAGTTGTTTTTGAGGAAAAAGTTGCTGATAATTTTGAAACTGTTGCAAAAGTATCAAAGGTAAAGGGGCCTGGTATCGGAACAATATCTGTTACTAGTACACAATTAAACAATATTGAATTTTATCCAGCTGAGGAGAAAGGTAGATTTGTTGGAGTTCATACTACACCAATAGGTTTACAAAATGGAGAAAAAGTTTTCATATCTGGAATGTCAACAACAAGTTCTGATCTTCAACAAAGAACTTATGCAGTTGGTATCC